AGGGCGGTGAATGAAATCTGACATAAGGTCGGACTTATCATCGGATCGTAGACGAAGTCAGACGGCTCCCGCCGTAGCCTTACGCTGCATCTTCGCTGGCAGCACGAACAAGGACGATTGGCAGCGTGACGAGACAGGCGGGCGGCGCTTCTGGCCAGTGAAGGTTGGCAGCATCGACGTTGACGCAATCGCGCGTGACCGTGGGCAGCTATGGGCCGAGGCGGTGCATCTCTATCGGGCTGGCGAACGCTGGTGGTTGGAAGGTGAGGTTGCCGATCAGGCGCAGGCCGAGGTGGCCGAGCGTAGGCCGGATGATCCATGGCGTGCCGATATCGCGCGTGCCGTTGAGGGGCGTGCCGAGGTGACGACAAAAGAGGTGCTTCACGAACTGCGCGTCGTGCCAACCGACATGACAATCACCCTCAGCAAGCGTGTTGCGCAGGAATTGGTGGCGCTGGGATGGGTGCGTGATGGGCGCATGACCACGGGGCTGATGAAGGGGGCATATCGGTATGTTCCGGGTGAAGGACAGTGAAGGGCGGTGAAGGAGTGAAGGGAGTGAAGGAATTTATTACACACCTTACAAAAATGGCTAAGTGTATGATATATATAGGATCGTATGCGTGTGGGGAATGTTATGGAAATTCCTTCACTCCCTTCACTCCTTCACCGCGTCGGTCACACCCACTGGATGGCTCAGCAATTACTGACACGATCCAGCAATTACTGGAAGGCATCCGTGCCGCGCCGTCGATGGTCCCAATGCCCCTTTTCCGTAACCCCCCAGGGGGCGCGGGGGTGGGTTATGCGTTCGCGCTGTGCGACTTAGGAAAAGTCGATAACTCAGTCAAAAAGACTAAGTGCCGAACACTGCATCCCAGCATTTTTCACCGCATTGCTAATTCGGTGCACATTAAAAATAATATCTCTGCTTGGCCTGTTCAATTCTTGCAAAGAAGCGGTGATCGTTGGTTCGTATCCCATGCCATAGCTGCTTACCAGGAAGCTATTCAAGAAAATGCCCTCCTCTTGAAAGGGCGCGGTAAGGCGAAGCGTCTTACGGTCTTCCAGAACCTCAAATTCTTTGTCCCATACCACCGGTGTACCCGAAAAAGAAAAACTGACTGTAGTCCTGTGATCAGGCCCAGCATCGGGTTCACAGTTACTTTGTATAAGCAACGAAAGCTGATCGTCGTAACATTTCAAAGTAAGTTTTGCAGGCTCAATTCCGCACCAGTCTCCCGCAATCGAGGTTGTCGAAATCCTTGTGACCAGCACGTCACCGCGCTCGTTTTCAATTTTCCATCCCGGAACTTCATGCGCCAAAATACTTCCGGGCACTGTTGCCAAGAAAGCAAACACCAATCGAAGCTTCATATCTCGAACGCGCCTTCCGGTTTGGTTTCAATTTGGAGGTCAGAATAATGAAGGCACCCACCAAAGCAACCCGATTCCTTGAGAGCCTGAGTATCCCTGAGGGGCCGAAGGCTGGCCAACTGATCAAGCTGGCACCGTTTCAAAAGAAGTTTGTCAAAGGCGCGTTGGCTGATGATGTGAACGTGGCGGTTCTGTCAATAGGTCGCGGCAATGCCAAGACGGCCCTGTCTGCTGGCATCGCCTTGGGTTCGGTCATGGGCAAGTGGGATGAGCAACCCCGGCGTGAGATACTGATTGCGGCTCGGACACGGGATCAAGCGCGGATAGCTTTCGACTTTGTGGTCGGGTTCATGCGGTCCTTGTCCGATGATGAACAGGCGCTGTTCACCGTCCGGCGTTCACCACGTCTTGAGATCGAATATGAAGGTGATAACGGCGGGCATTTCATCCGGGCCATTGCTGCGGATGGTAAGTCTGCGCTTGGGTCTGCCCCTACGCTGATCTTGATGGACGAAAGAGGCCATTGGGCTGCTGATCAGGGTGACGCTCTGGAACATGCGCTGTTGTCCGGTATGGGCAAACGTGGCGGGCGGGCGTTGATCATTTCAACATCGGCGGCGGATGATGCGCACCCCTTTTCTGTGTGGCTTGATGAGGATGCACCGGGCATCTACCGCCAAGAGCATCGCCCGTCACCCGGCTTGCCTGCGGATGATCTGGAAAGCCTCAAAGAAGCGAACCCCGGCGCGGCGGCTGGTATCGGATCCTCATTGGAATGGTTGCAGGGGCAGGCACGGCGGGCGATTGCGCGCGGCGGTAGCACTCTGACAACCTTTCGCCTCTATAACCGCAATGAGCGGGTTTCTGGAGAAACTCGTGACGTCCTACTGACGGTTGACGAGTGGCTTGCGTGTGAGTGCAGCGACCTGCCCTCAAGACAAGGGCAGGTCGTGGTGGGTATCGACCTCGGCGGGTCTGCGTCTATGACGGCAGCGGCGTTCTACTGGCCGGAGACGGGGCGTCTCGAAGCCCTCGGCACCTTCCCGAGCAAACCGAATTTGGCTGACCGTGGCGCAAACGATGGCGTTCAGGGTCGCTATGTTGAGATGAACAGGCGTGGCGAACTTTCCACCCTTGGTGATCAAACCGTCCCGATTGCGCCGTGGCTGATCGAGGTGATGAACCATATCGAGGGGCAGCCTGTCGCGGCGCTTGTCGCTGACCGATACAAGCAATCCGAACTTGGCGAAGCGATTGAGCGGGCGGGCATCCGTTCCCCTGTGATCTGGCGTGGCTTTGGCTTCAAGGACGGCAATGAGGACTGTGAGCGGTTCCGGCGCGCGGCTTTCGACGGCAAGGTGCTGACTACTGCATCCCTGCTGCTGCGGTCTGCGTTTGCGGACGCTGTGACCCTGCGCGATCCGGCAAACAATCTAAAACTGGCAAAGGCACGGTCCACGGGCCGGATTGATGCGGCGTCTGCAACGGTCATTGCGGTGGCTGAGGGCGCGCGGATCATGGGCCGTCCATCACATAAAGGAGGGCGTATCGCATGGGGATGACTTCAACGGCAACGCGGCTGATCAAACGGTTCGGGCAGGCGGCAACACTCATAAAACCGGGCCCACCGGCTGGCCCGCCGTGGGCACCTATGCCCGGTGTGCCGGTTAATCATTCCGTGACGGTCGCGGTGACGAATTACACGATTGAGGAAATTGCCGGGCTGTCCATCGCTGGCGATGACCTGCGGGTGTTCATGACGGCGGGCGTTGCACCGAACACGTCTGACACGCTGACAATCGGCGGGGTCAACTACGGCATCCACCGCGTTGGCGTCCTGGGGCCGGATGGCGTTGTGATTTGCTACGAATTGCAGGTGCGGCGATGAGCAAGCTGCGCAACGAATACAAACGGCATAGCGCCAAGGTCACGCGCGGCCCGCGTTGGAAGGCTCTGCGGATGCAGGCGCTGGATCGTGACGGCTGGGCTTGTGTCCAGTGTGGCACCCATAAGCGGCTGGAATGTGATCACGTTCTGCCAGTCCGGGATCGGCCTGACCTCGCCTATAGCCTCACCAATTTACAAATTCTCTGCGGCGCGTGTCACGCCCGGAAAACCCGAATTGAGGTGGGGCACAAGCCCCTGACCCCAAAGCGTCAGCAATGGCGCGATCTGCTGCGAGATATGCAGCGAAACCCTACCGAGCAAAAGGAAAATCACCATGCTTGATTCACTGAAAATCACCCGGCGTCAGTCGGAAATCCGGCAACAACTCGCTGGCCTTGTGGGCAAGGACACCCCCACAACGGACGAAACCCGGTCCATGGAAACGCTTGATGCAGAGTATCGCACCAATGAAACCCGTTTCCGGGCTGCACTGGTGTCTGAGGATACCGAGCGCCGGGAAGCCGGGGCCGAACTCGAAACCCGTTCCGAAAAGGACTGGAATGCGATCATGTCCGGTTTCGAGATGCGCCAAATCGCCCTGAGCCTTGATGAGGGCCGTGCCCTGTCTGGCCAGACGGCGGAGATCGTCACCGAACTGCGGGCGCAAGGCGGCTATCGTGGCATTCCCGTGCCCTACGCGGCGCTTGAAACCCGTGCGGGTGAAACCATCGCCAGCGGCACCCCTGATCCGACTGTCACCCGGCCCCTGATCGAGCGTTTGTTCCCGGCGTCCGTCGCGGCGCAGATGGGCGTCCAGATGATCAATATCGGCACCGGCGGGCTGGAAACCCCCGTCACCACGTCGGCAATCTCTGCGGGTTGGCAGGCAACCGAACTCGGCAACGTGCCCGGGCCGTCTGCCTACACGACGCTGGACCGCCCATTGAAGCCGGATCACACGCTTGGCATCCAGATGCGCATCAGTCGCAAGACGCTGTTGCAGTCCGGTGCTGCGCTGGAACAGGCAATCCGCCGCGACATGGCGGGCGCGATGCAGCAAGAGATGGATAGAGCCATTTTCAACGGCTCAGGGTCCAGCGGCGAGCCTACCGGCGTATTCACCGGCGCAACGGCTTGGGGCATTGCTGAGACTGATCTGAGTGCGGCGGCGTCCTGGGCGGCTATCCGCACTGAGGTTGTGGCGTTCATGACGGCCAACGCTGCAACCGGCCCCGGCGCGGTGCGCCTGCTGATCCGTCCTGAGGTCTGGGACGCGATGGATGGCGCGTTCATCAGCGGCACCGCAGTGACCGAGTGGGAGCGGCTGACGAAATACATCAGCACGGTTGTCATGTCGCACAACGCCTTGCCTGCACCGACTGGCACGCCGCTGGAAAGCAAGGCGCTGCTGACAACCTCTGCGGGCGGTGTTGCGCCTGTCTTCGTGGGTCTGTGGGGCGCGGTCGATCTGATCCGCGATGTCTACAGCGATGCGCAATCCGGCGGCCTGCGCCTGACTGCATTGTCCACGATGGACACCACAATCAGCCGCGCGGTTCAAACCCGCGTTCTGACGGGCATCCAGTAATGCTCTGGGGCGGTCACAGCGGCGGGCTGGAACTCCGCAAGCGGGCATCCGGCGCATTGGCGCTGCAAGGCCGCTTCCCATATAACAAGCGGGCGGTCCTCAGTGATGGGGGCCGTTCCGGTCGGCCAAGAAAAGAGGCGATTGCATCCCGCGCGTTCGCCTATCGCGTGGATGATCCAAAAGAGGACATTCACTTTCTGGTGGGGCATAGCTTTGACAAGCCTTTGGCCAGCCGTGGTGCGGGAACGCTGGATCTTGCGGACAGTGACGATGCGCTGTCCTTCACGGCGACGATCACGCCTGAAATGCAAGAAGTGTCCTATGTGCGGGATATTCTGGCAGGCATCGCGGCGGGGC